GCTGTATATAATGCAATTCTTAAATCAATCCAAATTATTGATGGTCGGGATAAAACCCATACAAGTGATGCTCTTCCCTCTATTCTTAGTGATGCTCTTGCTGTGTCTTTCGATAACCATGTTGGTCATGATTACATCGATGACCATACAAGTCGTTATGAATTCTATCACAGGGTTGAAGAAAAAGTTCCTTTCGATTTGGATATTTTTAACAAAATCACCAAAGGTGGATTGAGTAAGAAAACTTTAAACATTGTATTGGCTGGTACTGGTGTTGGTAAGTCTCTGTTCATGTGTCACATGGCTGCAGGAGTATTGACTCAGGGTAGGAATGTTCTTTACATTACTATGGAGATGGCTGAAGAAAGAATCGCAGAACGTATCGATGCAAACTTACTGAACCTTACTATGGATGAGTTGAAAGTTATCGATAAAGATATTTACGAGAATCGTATTGATAAGATTGCTAAAAAGACTAAAGGTAAGTTGATCATTAAAGAATATCCAACTGCTGGCGCACACTCTGGTCACTTCAGAGCATTGTTGGAAGAATTAAAGTTGAAGAGAGAATATGCGCCAGACATCATATTCATTGACTATTTGAACATTTGTGCGTCTCAACGCATGAAGCAAGGTGGAAGTGTTAACTCTTATACATATATTAAGAGTATTGCAGAAGAGTTAAGGGGTCTTGCAGTTGAGTATAATGTTCCGATTGTATCGGCTACACAAACTACTCGATCTGGATTCACAAACTCTGATCCAGGACTCGAAGATACTTCAGAGTCATTCGGCTTACCAGCAACTGCTGACTTTATGGTTGCATTGATTAGCAATGAAGAATTAGAACAGTTGAATCAAATAATTGTCAAGCAATTAAAAAACAGGTATAATGATCCTAGTTACTTTAAAAGATTCGTAGTTGGGATTGATAGATCTAAAATGAGGTTGTATGATGTCGAAGCCTCTGCACAAATTGGATTGTCTGACTCTGGTCAAGAAGATGATGGTCCAGTTTTTGACAAAGGTACATTTGGTAAGAGAATGAATACTGAAGAAAAATTTAGCGGATTTAAGTTTTAGGAGAGAATATGGTAAAAGTTATCGTAGCAAAAGAAAAGTTTGATTGTTCAAAGTTAGAAGGAACATTCGTAGACGAATCTCATTATGATCATCTCATCGAAGAAGATACTGATGTTTACATGCCATCATCAATTGATGGTGGAGATCCTTACAGTGAGAAGCGTATTGTTCTAAAGTTTCGTAAGAACTACTTCACACAAGAGCAACAAGATCAAGCATATCTTGGTCTGAAAGATGCAGCAACTGAAACTCAGAACAGAGGTAAAGCAGCTGGACCACGTGGCGACAAATTGGGTAATCGTGAGTGGGTTACTGAGTATGAATATGCCATCTTAGAATACTTTGAAGAAGCAAAGGCTATGCTTGGTGAAGATCCAGTTGAACAGATTCGTCAGAAATATAAAAACGCTGTTCAGAAACCATCCACACGAAATAATGTTTGGGGTATCCAAGCAGTTAAGAAAGATGGTTTTGATTTCGAGAAGTGGGTTGAAGCGACAAGCAAACTATCAGATACAGAACAACATTACGAATCCCTGCGCATTCAAAAGAAATATGTTTGTCCAACAACTTATGCTAATGGAGTTCTTTCTGGCATTGCTGGTTGGTTCGATCGTTACCCACGTATCCCTTATGGTCGTGCTACTTCTTATACTGCAAATAACTTTGAAAAGTTTAAGATGTCATATCCATTCCTTCAGCAACTATCTAAAGGATTTAAGGAATATCTTCCAGAGCGTTTTGCAGCGCAGATGTCTGCAGCAAACAAACTTGATTCAGCATTCTTAGTTCCTGAAACTCCATTCACAACTATCACTGTTAACAATACATTTAGAACTGCTGCTCACTACGATGCAGGTGACTTGAATGAAGGTTTGTCGAATCTATTGACATTGTCTAATGATGGTAAGTATACTGGTGGATATCTGATTGCTCCTGAGTATCGTGTTGCAGTTAATCCACGTCCAGGTGATTTGCTTCTTATCAACAATCACGAAGTTATGCATGGTAATACTCCGATTGTTTGTCCAGAAGGTTCAGAGCGTATTAGTCTTGTTGTTTACTTCAGAGAAAAGATGCTCGAGTTGGGTAGCAAAGCATATGAAGATGCACGCTATGAATATGTAGAGGGACGCAGGTTAAATAAAGAACACCCAGAACATAAAGATCGCCATCTTTGGAATGGTGTTACTGCAGGTATGTGGGATGAGAAAGAGTGGTATGACTTCTTGAGTGCTAAACAGGGTGGTGAAGATATGCTTGCTAAATATCATCCTACAACCAAAGGTGCTCTTGAGGAGTTTTTCTAATAATGTGTTCCATAATTGGTGCTGTGTTAAAGAATCCTCGTCATGAGGATTTTGAAATGATTCGTAGAGTATTCCTTGAGTCTAAGATTCGAGGAATGCATGCGACAGGTATATCTTTTTTACCGCATTGGAGTAAGTCAGTTGTAACTATCAAAGAAGCAATGCCATCTGATAGATTTATTGATACTCATATGCATATTGATAATATGAAGGAGATGGTTAATGACGATGGTACTCTTTACCTTATTGGTCACTGTAGATATAGCACTAGCGATTTATCTTATAATCAACCGCTAGCAAATGAATTGAAGTCCATTGTTCATAATGGAGTTATTACACAAGAACTTCCTGAGAACTGGGGTAACATTTATCCTTACACATTTGAAACTAAGAATGACTCTGAGTTAGTATTACATTCAGATGACCCACTCAGAGAGTTCCCAGATGCATCTATGGCAGTGTGTGAACTTTATGTAGATCGTAAGTTGCGATTCTATCGTAATGGTAAACGTCCATTATACTTGACAAGTATTGAATGTGGGAGTATAATTACCTCTACGGCAGATGTTCCAAAACGTGCTGAGGTTGCAGGGTTTCCAGTTAATGTTCTTATGAATCATTACAATACATTTGATGGTGACCTTGCATTGACGATTGAGCGAGTTGATATTAAAGATGCATTAGATTACCAAAAATGATATTAGTTGATTTAGCAAAAGTAGAAAACATTATTTCAAATAGTCCAGCTGGTAAGAATACAAAATTCTTATCGGCTGCACATTCATTATGGTATCGGTTTCACAATTATGACAAAGCATTACCAATGGCTTATGAAGTTAATGGTGATGTTGTTTGTTTAATCTTTGCTACATTCAATCGTGATGGTTATGCCAACCTGTATGAGATCGTAACACTCGAAGGAAAAGAAGGAAATGGATACGCATCAAAGTGTTGGGACGCATGGATTAAATACGCAGTCGAAGAACGAAAGTCTAAACGACTTAAAATCTCTTGCACACCTTCTTCAGTCACATGGCATTATCGCAATGGACTCATCTTCTGGGCAGTTGACCCGACTGGCTCGTTACGTTCTGACCAACCATTATTCTCAACTAGGCAAGAGCAAATTAGCTACAGAAATAATGCTATTATCAATCCATCCTCTGCTCTGCCACCAAGCAAAGCACAAGATCAGTTTAGGTTAGAAGGATTAGAATTATATAAATGGGGTGACAAGAAGAAAGAAAAAACTCAAACAGCAATTGATGCAGTTGGTACAGCATGGCTACGAGATGCTCTTATGAATCAACCAACACTACAAGAATTTTTATAATGGATTATCGTTTACAAGAAAATCGTAAAGAAGCATTCATACGCTGGTACGCATGGTCATTGAAGTATGATGATTGTGATCCAGCAGTATGGGCAACGAACTATCTTAATAAAAGATATGAACACAATGATGAACAGCGTCTTTGGTTTGCATGGCTTTATGGTAATACATACCAGTTGCAAACTGCATGGGTACTAATGAATGAGTTTCCTGATTATGAATTAGCAACAGTTGATAGAATCACTCAATGGAATACAGCTAACTATAAGAGACTACGATATCAAACTGATACAAAGTGGAACAAAGGACATCTTCCTGCCATGTTCGAGTCTTACCAAAAATTTATAGGAAGTGGAACACAACGTGATAGGATGGAAAGTTTTTATGCATCATCAGAGGAAGACACTTTTGATAGACTGTGGGATGGGGTTAAGTCGAGCCTGCATAAATTTGGTCGTTATTCCACTTGGTTTTACTTACAGCATCTTAAACATACTGCTGGCATCTCTGTTAATCCTACTTCTCTCATGCT